TCGCCCTTTTTTATGCGCTATTTTCTACTGTTTTTGACATTGCTCTTTCTTTCTCCATCGGTAACGGCTTCCGCCATCAATTGTGATCCTAATACTACTACGTCACACCAGTTACTTTTCGGTTTTGGCTCTCCCATTGTGCAATCGGTGTTATTTGATGGCTGCATGCTTGATATTGAAAAAGATGACTATGGTTTTGTTTGGTCTTGTCTCTCAAATGAAAATGGGGACTATTGCAAGGGGCTCTACAAACCCCGTTTTTCACAAGGGGTATCCCCGAACTGGCCGATGTGCGACTTGTCCGGAGCATCTGCAGAGCGCTGCATTTATCCTTATTGCCCTGAGGGGGAAGAGTGCGTTCCCTTACCACCTTCACCGCCCAGTGATTCCCCTGTTGATGGGCTGAGCAGCTCGTTTAAGTCTGCGTTCAATCAGGTCTATAAAAACCAATCAGAGATGGCTTCGACTCTCAATCATGTCAGTGGTCAGGTGTCCCACTCTCAAGATATGGTTCAGCTCAATACGAAGTTTCACGCGGATCGTGTTCTTGAGAGTGTCACCGCAGTCAACAATCGTTTGGGTGGGCAAATGGAGTATCTTGAGGAAATCCGCATTGATGTTTGGGATACGCAACGGGAGGTAAGAAAAGCCAAGGATGAGCTTTACTCTCGTGTTGCGGCTGTTTCATACGATGTGCTTTATAGCGAGCTTAATGTCCTTCGGGCGATTGATGAACTTAAAGACTCACTCGGTGGGACTGTCGTTCCGCCTAACCCAGACCAACCCAATCCCACGCCACCCGATAGCAGCAGCCCCAATTATACAGGGGCGCTTAATACCATCTCTAAAAAGCTCAATACCTTAGAGACGATTTCACAGCAACTCGACACCATGAACACGGCGCTATCAGGGCGCTGTAGTAACCCTGAACGCTGTCAGTTTCCGATACGAGAGGCCGAGACCGAGTTAGAAACGGCTCAGCAGAATTTAAAGCAGATGATCAACGAGAAAATCACCCAGTCGGCTTTGCATCAGTTCAAAGGCTCGGCGGCGGTGCCTTCGTTTTGCTCCTATGTCGAGGCGTTTGGTTACAACCTCTGTTTTGACTTCTCCCTCTTTTCTGAAAACCTGCACATCATCCGCATGATAGTGCTCGCGATGGCGTACATTCTGGCCGCCATGCTCATTTTGTTTAGGTGATGCTTATGATGGACACCCTTTATGACTGGCTAATTGATGGCTTTACGTGGCTTGTGATCAAGCTCGGTATTATGTGGATTGAGAGCAAGATTTTTGTTATCCAATTCTTCTGGGAGATGTCCCAGAAAGTGATTGATATGTTTACCATCTATCCGCTTATCCAACAGGCTATCGATATGCTGCCTCCTCAATACAGCGGCTTTCTGTTCTTTTTAGGGTTAGACCAAGCGCTGGCTATCGTGCTTCAGGCTTTGATGACCCGTTTTGCCCTGCGAGCGTTAAACCTATGAGTATCTTTATTCATCACGGCGCGCCAGGCTCTTATAAAACGTCAGGGGCATTATGGCTTCGTCTGCTGCCGGCGATTAAGTCAGGCCGTCACATCATCACGAATGTGCGAGGCTTAAACCTTGAACGCATGGCTAAGTACTTAAAAATGGATGTCTCGGACATCAGTATCGAGTTTATTGATACAGACCATCCTGACGGTCGCTTAACGATGGCGCGTTTTTGGCACTGGGCGAGAAAGGACGCGTTTCT